GATATTTTTACAGCATTAAGAACAATAAATTCAGCAAGTGGAGATCCTTCTGGAGCAGGAAATGTAGTTCAGTTTCAGCCACATATAGATTCGTCAACTAATTTACTGAAAATTTGTACTGCTGTTAGCTCTGGAACGGGAACATTTACAACTATTGGAAATATAACTCAGGCGAACTTAGGTTTAGTTAACGCAGCAACACCTACGATGACAGGTAATGTTACTATGTCATCTACTGGCTTTTTAAAGATACCCGTTGGAACGGATGCACAACAACCTGGGCAGTCTGGTGCTCCTGCTGTAGCTTTAGGACAACTAAGATATAACTCAAGTCAAAATAGATTTGAAGGATATAAGAATACAGGTTGGGGGGAGATCGGTGGAGGTGCTGGAGCTACTGGAGGTGGTACAGACCAAGTATTTTTTGAATCAGATCAAGCGGTTACAACATCTTACACTTTGACTGCAAATAAAAATGCTCACACAGTAAGCCCTACAATTAATTCAGGTGTTACTGTAACTGTGCCATCTGGAGCACTTCTTGTTATTCTTTAATTATGGCTTTAAACATTAACGGCACTACTGGTATTTCTGGAGTTGATGGATCAGCTTCCGCACCAGCTTTGCAGGGAGTCGATAGTAATACAGGAGTAAGTTTTGGAACTGATACTGTCAATATAAATACAGGTGGAGCGACTAGAGCAACTGTTGATAGTTCTGGAAATTTAAATATACCTAATGATTCTGGAAAAATAAAACTTGGAGCAAGTGGAGACTTACAAATTTTTCATGAAAGTAATAATAGTAAAATAGTCAGTACTGCTTCTCAGTTTAGTATTTTTGCAAATGGTAACTTACAGATATTTAATGAGAATGGTTTTGCAAATTTAGCTGATTTTATAGAAGGAGGTGCTTGTAATTTATATTATGATGCTGTTAAAAGGTTTGAAACTGGGCCAGGATATAATTTATCAACTGGTGATGTATCTCCTTCAGCTACAAATACATATAATTTAGGTGGTACCTCTGCTAGATGGGCGACTGTTTATTCTAGTAATGCTTTAGATACTTCAGATAGAAACGAAAAAAATACAATACTCGAATCTGATTTAGGTCTGGACTTTGTTAATAAGTTAAAACCAATTTCATATAAGTGGAATGATACTAACCTTGGCAATAAAACACACTATGGTCTTATTGCTCAAGATGTAGAAGAAGCAATAATTTCTGAAGGTAAAGCATTAAATGATTTTGGTGCTATTGAGAAACCAAAAGCTGATCCTATGAGTCTTGGTTACAAAGAACTTATAGCACCGTTAATCAAAGCAATACAAGAACTATCAGCTAAAGTTGCAGCGTTGGAAGCAGCTTAATATAATATCTTTACATATAAATTTTTTATGACCCCACAGGATTTACTCAACGAAACACAAGCAACACTTGAGGCCGATATAGCAAAACGAAATCAAATGGCACAGCAGATACAACAAATGCAAAATGAATTTAATCAACTTGCAATAAATATAAATGCAAATGAAAAGGTATTACAAGTATTACAAAAGGTCGATGGTGTCGAATTACAAGAAACAGCGTAATATATAATTAAAGTATTGAAAATTATGGCAATTACTTACACTTGGGAGATTAACGGCACTTGCTCTAAACGTGACGTATCTGATGGTTACTTTACTAATGTTGTCTATCGTGTAAAAGGCATGGACGGATCAGAGGAAAAGGCAAGACGCACAGGTGAAGTTGTATTTACAAAACCAGAATCATTACCATCAGATTTTATTTCTTTTGATACCTCTGCATAAATGAGCCAGATCAAACTAAAACATAGCGGTGGTAATTCAGTAATCATAGCTGCACCAGATAGTAACCCTGCATCTGATCGAACTCTTAAATTACCTAGTGATGTAAACTCAACTATTGATACTATTAATAGATTAGGAAATATTCTTCAAGTTGTTGAAGGAAGTACACAGTCTAGGGTAAGTATTACAAGTGGAACTGGTACTTGGGTTGATACTAATTTAAAGGCTTCAATAACACCTTCTTCATCAACTAATAAAATATTTGTATTAGTAAATGGAACTTTAGCTACAGGAAATAATTCATCTGGTGCAGTAACAATATTTAGAGGTGGAACAGGTGGAACAAATATAGGAAACAGTACATATGGACTTTTTCATGGTAATGCTAGTCCAAGTACTTCGGCTGGTGCTGTTATGGGCTGTAATTTAATGAAGTTAGATTCTCCCTCTACAACTTCTGCTACTGAATACATTGTCAAAATTTTAAGAGTATGGGCAGGTAGCGGTGGAGATACTAAGTTTCCTTCTAATAATAATGCCGAAATATCAACAATAACTTTAATGGAGGTAGCAGCATAATGGCATTAGATTTTGAAGCAATAAAGAAAGCATATCCTGATGTTAGTTACATTAATGATTTGACAGGTGCTTTTAAAGAAGATGGTACAAAGATCAATTTAGTTCAATCTGATATTGATACCGCAAGAATTGAATTAGATAAATTAAAATATCAAACAGATAGAACAACTGATGGTGAAACAACCTATGCTTCCATAGGAGATCAGTTAGATATGTTGTATAAGGATATTGTTGCGGGTAAACTAGATACAACAGGAACGTGGGCTACTCACATCAAAGCTGTAAAGGACGCTAATCCAAAACCATGAGTGAAATCAAAGTAAATTCGATAAAAGGGGTAGGAGCCAGTGCTGCTGCTATTACCGTAAATAATTCTGATGGAACGTGTACTGCCAACTTAAGTAATAGACAAAATCGTAATATAGTAATTAACGGAGCATTCCAAGTTGCTCAACGTGGTACGTCATCTACATCTTCTGGTTATCAAACTGTTGATAGATTTCCTGTATTTATTACTGGATGTGACGAAAACCCTACAGTTTCACAAGCTGATATTGCAAGTGGAACTACTCCTTATACTTTGGGATTTAGAAAATCTTTAAAAATAACAAATGGAAACCAAACAAGTGGTGCAGGTTCTAATGATTATATTTGGATTCAAAATAAAATAGAAGCTCAAGATATTGCTAATTCTGGTTGGAATTATAAATCTTCTTCAAGTTTTATTACTTTATCATTCTGGGTCAAATCAAGTGTAGCTCAAACTTTTAAAGGTTACATAGAAACAATCGATGGAACTGCTTATCAATATCCTTTTGAAACAGGTTCTTTAACTGCTGATACTTGGACTAAAATTACAAAAAGTATTCCTGGTAATAGTAACTTAACCTTTGATAATAATAATGCAGAGGGTTTTAAAATTAGTATTATCCCTATGATGGGAATAGACAAAACTTCAAGTGCTGTAACAGAAGATGCTTGGTCAACATATAGCAGTGCAGCAAGAATAAAAGATGTAACTACAACATGGTTCACAACAAATGATGCGACATTTGAAATTACAGGAGTACAATTAGAAGTAGGCAACGTGGCAACAGATTTTGAGCATAGGTCATTCGGTCAGGAGCTTGCTTTATGTCAGAGGTATTTTTATAACCTAACAGGAAGTAGCTCTTCTACTTATAGATGGTTTTATCCCATTAACACAAGTGGAAACTTTAGAAGAAGTCCTATAGAATTTCCTGTTAGCATGAGAGCAGCACCAACAGCTAGTAATTTGGCGGGTAATAACAACGGTTCAGCAGGTACACCAGCAGGAATACAACACGCTGATGTTAATTCTGTTGAAGTACATTGGGATGCTGCTGGCTCAAGTCATTTAGTCGAATTAACACAAGCATATTTTTCTGCGGAGCTTTAATCATGGCTATTTCTTACAAACTTGTTAACGATTCTATTAAAGGTACACCAGCACCGATAATAAAGAAAACAGAGGATGGTGCAAGTAGTTTTATTCCAAAAGACGAAGCAAACACCGATTACCAAGAGTACCTTGAATGGGTAGCAGAGGGAAACACAGCCGAAGCTGCTGATTAATTTTATTGATTTTTAAATAAAAACGATTATTATTGAGCTTTATTCTTTTTA